AGTCTGGGGGCCTTAATAAAAAAGGCGTCGAGAGTTATCGTAAAGCAAATCCGGGCAGTAAGCTTAAAACTGCGGTTACCAAAGATCCTAGCAAGTTAAAGGCAGGCTCTAAAGATGCTAACCGCCGCAAATCATTTTGTGCCCGTATGGCGGGTATGAAGAAAAAGAACACAAGCTCTAAGACGGCTAACGATCCAGATAGCCGTATCAACAAGAGTTTGCGAAAGTGGAATTGTTAAACACCCAAAGGGGAATATTTCATGAAAGGCACTAAGAAGATGATGATGGGTGGTATGACTGCCCCAGCCGGTGCAAAAGCACCTATGATGCCTAAGGGCGCAGCCCCTATGCGGGACGAAGAAGCTTCTATGGATCCACGAGATCCCCGGAAGAAGAAGAAAATGTTACCTCCACGAGTACCTAGCCAAGCACCTACAGCGATGGGCGCTCCCGCAGGTATGAAATCCGGCGGTATGGCCAAGAAAGGCTATAAGTCTGGCGGTAAAGTCCGTGGCGCAGGTTGTGCTAAGCAGGGCGTTCGCAGTGCTAAAATGGTCACCATGAAAGGCTCCTAATAAAAGGCGGAACTAATGGAAGTTTTCCAGAATGGTCGGTTCTCGACAGGGGAACCTGTATATCAGATAGGTACACAAAACGAAGACGGCACCTATAAGGTTGTTGTCTTCGCCTTGATGAGTAAAGCGGAAGCAGAAGCAAAGCTAGCAGAGATGCAGCCTGTGGAAGCTCCAGTATCGTATAAGATTGCTAAGAAGCCTATTAAGAAAACTGGGAAGTAACCATGACCACATCGGGTACCACAGCGTTCAACATGGACTTTACGGAAATCGCTGAAGAAGCGTGGGAACGTGCTGGACGTGAAATGCGTTCGGGGTACGACCTCCGTACTGCCAGACGTTCTATGAACTTGATGACAATCGAGTGGCAGAACCGTGGTATAAACATGTGGACAATCGATGAGGGTACTATAAACCTCGTCGATGGAACTTCTGAGTATACTCTCCCTGCGGATACCATTGATCTGATGGAACACCAAATCCGTACAGGGGCAGGCAATCAAGCAACACAATCCGACCTTACCATAAGTCGTATTAGTGTTAGCACCTACGCGGCTATCCCTAACAAGTTATCACGGGGTAGACCAATACAACTCTACATTGAACGGCTACGAGATGCGCCTAAAGTTAATCTGTGGCCCGTACCGGACAATGACAACTACGTCTTGTACTACTGGCGTATGCGCCGGATTGAAGACGCGGGTAGTGGCGTGCAGACTTCAGATATGAACTTTCGGTTCTTACCAGTACTAGTGGCGGGTCTAGCGTTCTACATCGCTATGAAAATACCTGAGCTTGCAGATCGAATCTCGATGCTTAAACAAGCTTATGAAGAGCAGTTCGCGTTAGCCGCAGGCGAAGACCGGGAGAAGACATCCGCACGGTTTGTCCCTAGAATAGGTAGGATATAGCGTGGGCAATAGGTTTGCATCCTCTAAGAAAGCTCTAGCGCTTTGTGATGTGTGCGGGTTTGAGTACAAGCTACGCGAACTACGCAGCCTTATTGTTAAGGGCAGAGACACGAATATTAAGGCGTGTCCAGAATGTTGGAACCCTGACCAGCCACAGAACAAGCTGGGGGAGTTCCCCGTTGATGATCCGCAGGCCATACGCAACCCGAGAATAGATACAAGTATCGGTATAGCTGGGAGTCGGAGCAGTCGAGATATTCAGTGGGGCTGGAATCCCGTGGGTGGTGGAAGCGACCCGTACGGACTAACCCCTAACACGTTACTTGGTACTGGATATATAGGCCAAGTTATCATAGACATTACGTAGGAGTGCTAAAATGAATGTTTTTGGGATGGAAGAAGTGAAGGTTATCAAGGATAAAGGCGTGCGCCCATGCGGTCACGGCCCTAAGCCGGATATGAAAGGCGCCAAAACCACGGGGATTAAAGTCCGTGGTGTTGGTGCAGCAACCAAGGGAACTATGGCCCGTGGGCCGATGGCGTAAAACATGAACTATACTGAGCTGAAAGTTAACATCCAAGACATCTGTGAGACCACTTTCACAGACGAGCAGCTCGCTATGTTTACGCAGCAGGCTGAACAAACCATATACAACACAGTCCAGATACCTGCACTGCGAAAGAACGTGACAGGTACACTGACCCAAAACGTTGGTTACCTATCTATCCCGACAGATTTCTTATGGGCTTACTCGTTGGCGGTTGTGGATGCCGCTGGGGATTACCATTTCCTCCTCAATAAGGACGTAAACTTTATTCGTGAGGCGTACCCTACTACCACATCTGTTGGGCTACCACAGCATTACGCTTATTTTGACGACAATTCGTTTCTTCTGGGGCCTACCCCTAATAGTGGGTACGCCATGGAACTGCACTACGGGTATTACCCAGAATCTGTTGTTACCGCTGGAACTACGTGGTTAAGCGACGAATTTGATTCTGCACTATTGAACGGGGCGCTACTACAAGCAATCCGGTTTATGAAGGGCGAACCAGACGTTGTGCAGATGTACGAAAAACTGTATGTCCAAGCAATTAAACTACTCAAAAATCTTGGGGACGGTAAACTTAGAGAAGACGCGTATCGTTCGGGTCAATTCCGTACCCCAGTACAGTAAGTTAGGAGATAAAAAATGGCAATTTCGCAGGCAATGTGTACATCGTTTAAACTAGCCCTTCTCGATGGTGAGATGGACTTTAGTAGCGATACGGCACAAACATTTAAGATCGCACTGTACACATCTAGTGCGACCCTAGGCGCTGCCACCACGGCGTACTCTGTGACCAACGAAATCTCAGGAACCGGTTATGTTGCTGGGGGTAATACGTTGACCGTAGTAGCTCCGACTACTTCTGGTACCACAGCACTGTTGGATTTCGCAGACACTACGTGGTCAACCGCAACTATCACAGCCCGAGGCGCACTCATATACCAGTCTGGGGGTACTAACCCCGCAGTAGCGGTTATTGATTTTGGCGCAGATAAGATATCCACAGCCGGTGACTTTACTATCCAGTTCCCAGTTGCCGACGCATCTAACGCCATTATTCGAATCGCCTAGGGAGGCTAGATGCCATCTTCTGCTACATATACAGGCTGGGGTAGAGCTGCTTGGGGCCAAGGCTCTTGGGGCACTGACCTTGTAGTAGTATTAGTCGATGGCGTTGCGGCTACAAGTGCTCTTGGTACTGTCGCTATTAGTGGCGCAGCAACTGCGCAACCTTCCGGGCTAGAAGCTACTAGCAGTGTTGGTACGGTAGTTGTATCGGCAAACGCAGATGTTTCTGTAACAGGACTCGAAGCTACTAGCGCCCTAGGAACTGTCGCAGTTACCGCGAATGCAGACGTAGATGTAACTGGAGTGGCTGCGGCGAGTGCTCTTGGTACTGTAGTTGTAGCGGCGAACGCAGATGTTTCTGTAGTGGGCGTAAATGCCACTGGCAGCCTCGGAGCTGTAGCCGTTGTAGGTACCGCTAATGTCTACCCCATAGGGGTAAGCACGACGGGAATTATTGGTACGGTCGCTACTAACGCCGCTGCGAACGTACCTGTTTCTGGAGAAGTAGCGACAGGCGCTGTTGGTAATGTATCGATAGCGCTCGGTATCGTAGAGAAGGTAACAGGGGTCTACGGGCAAACGCGTGTCGGCACTGTAATCGTATCCGCAAATGCTAGTGTAGTAGTAACTGGGATCCAAATAACAGGGTTTGTTGGTGGAGTCAACGTTTGGGGGGAAATTGATGACAATCAGGATCCGAACTGGCAGAATATCAGCAGTACCCAAACCCCTACTTGGGATAACGTGTCACGACAACAGACCCCGAATTGGGGAAACATTGCCGCATGAGGTTAGCTAAATGACAACAGAATACACACCAATTCTTAAACTCGCCCTTCCCGTTGAAGGAGAGTTAAGTGGTACATGGGGTGATGTAGTCAACGACAATATCACTTCGATGGTCGAACAAGCAGTAGCGGGCCGTGCGGTTATTAACTCGTGGGTGGCTAACTCTCATGTGCTCACGACTGCGGACGGCATAACGGCTGAATCACGCTGCGCGATGTTAGAGTTCACTGACAGTGGAACCTCGCTAAGCGCCGACGGTACCGTAGTCTGCCCTACACTGTCCAAGATGTATATCGCCAAGAACAGCACCGGTAATGCTCGCAACATAACCCTAACAACAGCTGCTGGTACTGGTGTGTCTATTCCGCAAGGCAGAGCTATGCTTTTGTTTTGTGATGGCACAAACGTCGTAGAAGCGGTCACAAACATCAACTCTTTGACTGTTGGGGGCTACACAGTCGCGCTCACAGGCGCAGTGACTACTGCTGGTGCCTTGACTACTGTTGGTGCGAACGCGCTGACACTGACTACCACTGGCGCTACTAACGTAACATTCCCAACCACCGGTACACTTGCTACCTTGGCGGGTACAGAGACGTTATCGAATAAAACACTGGTGTCTCCTAGCATTACAGACCCAACCCTTTCTGGGGATATTTCAGCCGCTAACGTTACTGTATCTGGCAACACTGTAATCGGTGACGCCGCTGCTGACACCCTTACAATCAATGCTACTACAACTTCGGACTTACTGTTTACCGACGGTACTTACGATATTGGCAAAACAGGGGCTACTCGCCCCCGCGATGTTTTTGCTTCTCGTAACGCAGAAGTAGGTGGCACCCTAGGTGTTACTGGCAACACTACCTTGAGCGGTACCGCTGAGGTAACCGGTGATTTTGCGGTAAATACCAATAAAGTAAATGTTACCGCAGCCAGTGGTAATACGACAATCGCAGGTACACTCGGTGTAACCGGTGCGACTACCGCTACTGGTGGCCTGAACGTAGATACAATTAGTGAGATTACCGCAGCTGGCGGCGTAACTATTGACAGCGTTTTGCTTAAAGACGACGTCGTTAACGCCACGGACATTGAAACGTCCACTATCTCAGCTAATGACGGCACGCTTGCAATCAACATCGCAAACACTACAGGTGCTGTGGACATCGACACCTCGCTGAACGTGGACGGCACCGTTACGGCTGATGGTTTGACTGTTGATGGTGCTGGGACAACGGTACTTTCTAGCCTCGTAAGCTTGGGCGATAACACTAGCTATGCGGACCTTACATTTAATTCATCCGATACTTCTAACGGTACAATCAATTTTGCTGATGCAACCGATTCTAACGTAGGCCGCATTCAGTATGACCACTCTGACAACTCTCTTCTTTTTCGAGTTAATGACGCAGAAAGATTCAGAATCGACAGCTCGGGCAATGTCGGGATAGGTGTTACTGATCCGGGTAGCTCAAGACTTAGTATTTCAGGGACGGGCACTGGAGCTAACCCAACACTTTCAGTTACTAACTCTAGCACAGATACGTTTATGCACACCCAAGAAAATTTCACTCCAAACATGACCAGCGGACAAACTAATTTGTTGGTTTTGGGTAGCGCAGGATCTACTAAAAATGCGGGTTACCTTGGTTATAAATTCAGTGCGGCTGGTTCAGATTCGAATTTATTAGCTCTAGGGCATTGGGGTAATGATAATCTTGTAGTTCTTGATGGCGCTGGCAATGTCGGGATTGGCACGAGTTCACCAAAGGCGCAATTGGAAATCTCTGGAGCACCTGCCACATACAACTTTTCCGCAGGCACAGACCCGGTGGTTAATGCTGCAATTATTAGTGATAACGTAAATGCAGGTACAGGCGCTGCCATTGTTCTCGGTTCGGTTTACAGCAGCGATTACACTGTTGCAAACGCAAGAATCTTTGCCGAACGCCAAAGCACAGGTGCTACTAATGCCGGCGCTACTGACCTTATTTTTGAGGTGGGTCAGGCTGCTGGTAGTGCGCTTGCTGAGCGACTAAGAATCGACAGCTCTGGCAACTTACTCGTGGGTAAGACTTCTAGCAGTACCACAACCGCTGGTAATGAGTTGAGAGCCGGAGGTTTGGCCGCATTTACTAGGTCAGGTTCTTACGCACTAAACCTTAACCGCCTATCTTCTGATGGTGACATTGCAGTATTCCAAAAAGACACTACAACCGTTG